TATTATAGTTAGCCACACAAGTCCCTATCGGTATCCTTGTGTCTATTGAGTAAGTATTTGAAACTCTTGTAACCGTAACCTTTCCATTATTGAGAACAACAAAGCCTTTCCACTCAGCACAACTCCAGGGAGTTCCTATGGTTAAACTTGTTATCTTCTGAACCAATGAACCTGAAACAAGTTCATAGATAGTGTTTGAAGTGCATACTATTGTCACATCACTCATAACAAACAACTGAGGATATGGAAACGATACGGTTAAGGAAGAAGTATCTATTCTCGACAGTTGGTCAATCACCTGTAAGACTTCATCCCTTCCTACCGCACCCTTACACTCCACAAGAAAACCGCTATCCCTCTTTGCCCGCTTGGTAGGTCTAAGTCCTTTAGATATCGTGTTTATCTGAAAAGTCGTTATATCGTCTTTTGCCATTTATCTGCACAGTGGATAAGTTATTAACCTATCGAACTTACTCTCCTGTAGATAGATTCTTGCATTATTGTTTGATATGGTCTGTTTCGCATAATCAGCCATTTGGATGATGTTCGCATCAGTCCTGCCGAACTTAGGCATCAGGACTTTGGCAAGGTTCTTGGAAAGCATGAACTCATACTCATCCGGCAACATAACGTCATTCGCTGTAATCAAAGATGAAGATAGTTTTTTCTCGGTAGTAAGATGACATGAGTAAGCTATATCCGGTGTTGGATAGAAATATAATACTCCTGTAGGATGCAAGGCATGATAGAAAACCTTATCCGGCATACCCTCGGTGTTTTTTAATGAGTATTGATTGTATTCATTGAGTGAGTTAAAGACTTCCAATGTCGTGTCCTGGTTGTCTACTCTGATAAAAGCACTATGGATTTTGGAGGGTCTTTCTATGCTAAAATCGGAACCTGAAATCTCAGAAATCGTATAGCTTGCCTGACTTGCTATAAGAACGACGGTATCAAGTGAGAAAGCATTAAACATCAATCCTTCTACGGTGAGTATGTTCAACAGAGAATTTAGTTCTGATAGTGCTATTGCGGCAAACTCATCAGAAGGCTCTGAACCTGGTGGGACAACTCCTATGTCATAAAGAGCAGTATTTATAATGTCTCTTACAATCAATTTAACCTCCTATTTGAATCATCCATGAATAATCTGGAAATGTTTTAACTGGAACTAAATCAAATATTTCATCTACAGCCTGCTTTACACCTTCAAATATAGGATAATCATGTCCTGCAAGAATACCGCCTTCTTTAACTTTTGGCATCCATGCAATTATGTCCTGCTTGACGCTCTTATAAGAATGGTTTGCATCTATATAAACAAGATCAAAATATTTATCTGGGAAATCATTGACCGCATCTATGGATGGTTTTTTAATCTTTTTAATATTTTCATATTTAGCTATTCTTTCATCAAACTTCTTTTCTACAGCTTGCATATCACTGGTACAGATAATCAAATCAGGTATATCCCCATTCCATGTATCTATTGCGTATATCTCTGAGAACTTATTACTTAAAGCAAACTGTTCAATAGATTCACCTGAATAAGAACCTATCTCTGCCATCTTTCCATTTTCTATAGAAAGTTCATTGAAAAATGGAGTTAAAGATAATTCTTCACCCCGCATTTTATAAACTACATCTTTTGGTCTTGCAAGCAAATATCTATGATAATTCCCTTCATAGTTATATCTTCCGGTATGCTTAAAATCTATGTCTGGGAATACCCATAATTGACCGCCTATGTCTCTCCATCTTTTACAGAAGGCATAATCTTCGGAAGTCCATCTCTTATTATCCATAACACCCATATTAAAGAAATCGTAAGCATCGGTAATCCCTGAATTGATGATATCTATAACATTGGACTTATATTTTAAATCGGGATATGCCTCTTGCATCCTCTCAAAAACTATCCGTTTAATCCTTAAAAAACCTGCTGGCAAAAAATCTGCCTCTATAAGACCATCTCTTCCGATTGGAATACCGTCTTCTGTTTTTACCTGAACTGGAAACCCAGTTGGATGTCTTTTAAGAGGATATATACCTGCTACTACCTTTTCCTGTCGCTCTAAAATCTTTATTACTCCACCGGGATTGAAACCAACATCTGAGTCTATAAAGAATAAATCAGTACCATCTGTATTCATAAACATAGCAACAAGAGTATTCCTTGCTACCGGCAATACCGGACAACCTGAGATTATGTTGATTTCATACTCGATACCCTGCTTGTGTAAAAGTTTAACAGTTGCAAAAAGACTTAACGCACACTCTGATTCTATGTTTCCTAAATACGCAGGTATGGCGAATATTACTTTCATAAATCCCCGTAGAAATAGAGGGGAAGGGTTTCCCCCTCCCCTTTTAAAAGGTTTTTACGCAATCATCCCATAAGCCAGCATTGCTGTTCTTAGGGCATTCGCCAATGTCTGTGTGGTTGCCGCATCCGTTCCTGCTGCTGCGGTTGCCTGTACTGCAACTGGGGTAGTTCCATAAAAGCCAATTTTTCCAGAACTTCTACCCATTATGCAACCATCGTCATTCCCATTATCCACATAGTCTGCTGCCATATTTTTAACCTCCTTTTAGTTAATTTATACTCCACGAACCCTACAAGCCCACTCTGGTCTTATTGTCTTGTACCCGAACAGAACGTCAATTCTGGTTGGGAACCTATCGTTAATTACATCGTTACCTCTCCAGAGTCTCATGGAGATACCTTCGATTACAGCACTGGTCATTCTTGCACCAGGGTCTTTGTAAAGATCAGCCGTTACGAATGTGAAGGCATCCCGATGATAAGCAAGGTTCTGAGCATAAGTTGCAGAAGCCGCACCTGAACCACCTGCCGCCACTGTTACGATTGCCTTTGCTCCAGTTGAAGCTATTTCAATATTCTGGGTAGCTCCGGTAGCAACTGGTGTAGGAGATACAACCCACGCATCTGTTGCGTCATTGGTTATAGCTGTAGTCATTACGAACTGCTGGAGATGCGGATATCTTTGTTTGGTTTCGAGATTTACAGCATATACATCAGCAATCGTGAATATATCACCTACCGTGCAAGTTCCATCAGCACCAGTTGTAGTAATGGTAGAACTTCCATTTACTATACCGCCAGTAGGAACAGTTACCGTTCCACCAATGGTTGTTATCGGTGTCGTATCATCTCTTGAACCATTGGTATGATTTGGCACCATGTTGGATTCCCACCACTTAAATCCAGCAGCCTGACCGATGTATCCTTCCGCAAAAGCCCTCTCCAACTCACTTGCCTTATGGAAGTAAGTACCAATAGCCGCAACTGTTGTAGCCATAGCAGGAGAATCATACAGAAGGTGTCTATCACTTTCAGGAGCGAGTCCCTGACTTAATCTTGCACCAGCATTTAAGGCCGCAGCTAAAGAAGCTGGGGTAGTAGCCGGAGTACCAGTTAGGTTGTATATGTTTTTATACACAGCCGCAAGAACTGTATATTCAACAGTAGCCGCTAACTTAGACATTGCAGGGTCTATATACCTCTGCTCAAAATCATCAATACTCATTGTTGCTTCTACGGAACTGAAGTTCATGGACACATTCTTCTGTGTCGCAACAGTGAGGGTCTGTGTGGTTTCCGTGATGTCCTGAGTATCCATTACAGCACCAGTGGATACAGTAAATTCATTGGGGTTTCTAATAAGCAAAGTACCACCATTCTTTGCTCCAGTCACGGCGAATCTCGGATCGTACTGTCTATTAATCGTTTTGATAAACTTCAGTTTGTTATGGAATGACGCAAGACATTTTCTAACAATGTCTCCGTCACTTAGCGTTTTGAATGTATTAGCCATTAAATTTTAACCTCTCTTTTCAATCTATTTAGTTTCTGTTGCTGTTCCCATTTAAACCAGTCGTTATCCGACATCTTAGATGGGTCTCCTGCAACCATATCATCCCCCTTGAGGGGTTGAAGTGGAGGAGGAGCAGCAGAACTGACTTTTTTAGTTGCCTGTGAAAACTTAACCTCAAGTTTTCCTATCTCCTTTGCTACCTTAGTAGCGGATAACTTACTGAACTTGAAGGCTTCACCGGGATTCTTGGCAAGGAAATAACCGATTTCAGGCCCGAAGTCCGAACCCATTATCTCCGCACTCATAGCTGGAGTAAAGACCGGCTCGGTTATAACGGTATCGAAATCTGGATACTTAACTCGCATCTTCTCTGCCTTAACATTGAAGGAGGCAAGGTTTTCTTCCATCTCTCGTTTCTCTTGCGCCTGTATTTCCTCGTTCTTCTTGTAGTGTCCCTTCCAGACATCCAGTTCATCCTCATAGGAGATTCTTGCTTTCCGGTACTCGTCTGTATCCGCAAACTCGCTTTCTACCGGAGGGACTGGCCTGTTAGTCGGTACTACCGTGTTTTCAAGCTCTTTTATCCGCCTATCTTTCTCGTAAATCTTGGCCGTAAGTTCATCAAACCGCTTTTTAGCCCATACAGGGGTCTTATCCTCTGCTGGTCGTTTGCCCGAAACTATATCGTCTATAGTTATATCGGTAGGTTCTTCGGTTGATGTCTTAGGTTCTGCTGCCTGAGTTCCTTCAAGAACATCAGTTTCAACTACTGGTGCTGCTTCAAGTATTAACTCCGGCTGTACTTCAGGTTCTGCCTGTACTTCCGGTACTTCCAATACTGGTTCCTCAACAACTGCTTGAGTTTGTTTTTTAGCCATTACTGACCTCCTGGTTCCCCCTGTTGGGGTATCATCTGCCCGCCATTAGGCGGTTGTTCTGTTTGTCCTAATAAGGCCGGAAGATACTGCTTGAGTTGTTCTATTGCCTCTTCCGCACCTGGTATATCACTGAATTTTAAGAATAAAGGCAGCATGATAGGTGCAACTTGAGGAGCGCCTTGGATAATCGAAGCGATTTTCTCTTCAGCTTCCTGCCGCCTTGTGGAATAAGGTCTGATATCAGCAACCACATCGTACTTTCCAGCTGTGATATCGTTCACAACCATCTGTTGTCCGGTTGCAGGGTCGAAGATGGTCTTGTTAATCTCTAACACAGCCTCTTCACCTTCAGTTCCAAGGATCCGAACCCTGCGTTCTGTATCGTAGATTTTAGGAATGATGTCTATTAACTGTCTTACGGTATCTGTTACTGCCCTTCTGAAGTTATCTGGGAAGTGGTATGTACCGAAGTCGCTTCGTACAGCCCTTGCCTTAATAGCAACACCTGTTCTCTCGTTGCTCTTCTCACCAAATGAAGCATCATACATACCGATAGTATCCTGAATGTCTGCGGCTGAAATCTGTAACATGGCAGAGGCCCCAGTTGGAACTTGAGGGGGAGGTTCACGCTTCGGGACTCTCTGCCCTTGGGGATTAAAAAGCAGGTAGGGATGGTTTTTCTGGTTAGCCTGATTCCAAATTGTCTCAAAACCTTTTATTTCTTGTGGACTCACAAGATATGGAGACTTTGGTGCAAGGGCTACCGTTTCCGTCATGTGGGTGAGCCAGAAGTTGTATGCCCTTTGTGGGTCTTTGGCATCCCTTATTAACGAACGTTTATATTCCTTACCTGCTATGTTGACCTTATCACCTATGACCTCTATGATTGGTATATCTTTACCTACCCATTCGCCTTCTTCAAGAACCTCTGAACCGCTAATCTTGCACCACTTAACTCTTGTAGCCTTCTTTTCCTTCTGCTGAAGTACCTGATAGCCTATGGAGGCAAGAGATTCTACGGTTATGTTGTCTTTTAACTCAATTACATCTACTTCACCTGTCTGAAGATTTACACACTGAGCAATCGTTTTGTCGTATTGCTCTTTGTAGAAATACTCAGCAATGAAGACTTTATCTTCCTCATACCAGAGGGCATACTCTTCACCCTGTCCTACCTGCGGCCAGTCAGTTACATCCTTCTTTGGATAGAGTGCTTCAAATTCCTCTTTCGTCATACCCTCACGGATGAAGGCATACTGTCCCCTGGGATCAAGATACACAGAGAACTGGTTTGCTATCCTCTCAATAAAAACTTCTTGTTCAAAGGAGTCATCTGTCTCTTTGGTTACGATTCTCCAGTAAGCAAAACCACCGGCCACCGCCTTCTCACCTGCATCTGTATAGATTTCATCAGCCTTACTTGCGTATTCAATCTGCCTTATAAGTCCCTCTATAATCTTAGCAGTTGCTATATCTGCCTTATCATCTACAGGTCTGACTCTACCAGAAAGTCTTTGGTCTCTTTCTCTGTTGGAAACCTGTGCTACGAACTTACGGAGTTTGTTGGAAGTAAGGCATGGTCGGTTATCTGTTTCTCTTTCGTCTCTGATTGAGGAAGGCCACTGACCTGAATCTACGTTATAGGTGAATCTTAAATCTTCTAATGCGGCTGTACGAATATCTGATTCAGCGTTTAGAATACGTCTAAATCTATCTCTTGCGGTGTAAAGGAATTTGTCAGTCTCTACTATGTTCATCTCTTATGATTCCTCCAATAAAAAAAGGCCTATCACCTTACGGCAATAAGCCTTTTACCTCTTAAAAGTCCTGAGATTTAGGTTATTTCTTTAAGACAATCTTTTCAATATTCCTCTTTCCCGCAGAAATTTGCTTCAATGCTTCAATTAACATCTTCTTACACTCATCACAATTAGGAATAGCACAATCCTTGTCGTTTGTCAATGATTTTATCTTTTCTTCTTACTTGCTGTCCATTTGGAGTTATACATACCTTCACACTTTCCTACTGCTGCTTTTTGACTCTTACCTTCTTTCTTTGCTTCAGGAATACATCTTCCTACATAACTGTTCCTTGATTCGCCTTTCTTTACTGATGGCATATTACCTCCTCTTTGGTGGTCTACCCCGTTTCTTAATTGGAGTTGTTATTGTTTTAGTGTAAGCATACAGATCATCTTTCACTGGTTCTTCTGCTATCCTATCTAACATATCGGTACGCAAATGATTTAGATTTATTTGATCTTCTTTAAATTTACTATGCATAGTGGATATATTCTTTGACATTTTAATATCATCCTTTATATATAATAATGTATCGGCTATCTCACAGAGGAGTTTTAGTATCTCTAACTGATAAGAACCGCCTTTATCCAATCTTCCCTGTATTTCATCGTATCTAAGCACGAAGCCACCCCTCACGTGTACCTGGATTTTGATTCTGATAGCAATAAACACCCTTACTTGAGATGTTCTTATAGATTATATCATCATCATAGTAGTATCCTAACGCTAAAGCGTCTGCCGCATCCGGGGAATGACCCAGTTCTTCCTT